AGAGGCATTGACCTATCGTGTAGCTGACATCTTGGAGTATGCTGACTTCAAAGAAGATTTTATCAATAAGATTGGTAAGTACAATGTATCTATTCTTAATGAGATTAAGGATTTATATGTTTATGATTTCGGAATCTTTATTGAGGTATCCCCTGATGAGGAAGAGAAAGCCAAGCTTGAAGCTAATATTCAGATGGCATTGTCTAAGGGTGACATCAATCTTGAAGATGCTATTGACATTCGTGAGCTGAAGAACTTGAAGCTTGCCAATCAGTTATTGAAAGTAAAGCGTGTTCGCACTCAGGAGAAGCGTGAGCAGATGGAGATGCAGAAGCAAGCGATGATGTCTCAGCAGCAGTTGAAGAGTCAGGAGTTGGCTGCACAGACTGCTATGCAGAAGATGCAGATGGAGATGGAGACCAAGGCTAAGCTCGTTGAGATTCAAGCTCAGGCTGACATTGCTAGAATGAATGCTGAAGTAGAAGCTAAGCGTGCATTGATGGCAGAAGAGTTTAATTACAATATGCAGTTAAAAGGTGTTGATGCTGATTTGCTAATGAAGCGTGAAGAAAAGCGTGAGAAAGCTAAGGATGAGCGCATTAGTAAGCAGAACACTCAGCAGTCTGAGTTGATTAATCAGCGTAAGAATAACCTTCCACCGTTGAACTTTGAGTCTACTGAAGACACGCTTGATGGTTTCTCGTTAGATGCTTTCGGGCCTAAATAAAAAAAAATATTAACTTTGCAACAAATCTAATACAATGGAAATTAAAGTAAGAGCTCTTGGTGGCGAGGAAAAATCGCTACAAGAAAAAGAGCAGGAGGTTTTGGCTCAGCATGAAGCTGCGCAACAAGCTGCTGAAGAGGCAGCGAGAGCGGCGCAGTTAGAGCAAGAGTCACAGGCGGCAGCGGCTGCCGCATCGGAGCAAGATTCATTTGAGCTTGACGACGAAAAGGTTCTTTCATATCTTGGTAAGAAGTACAACAAGGAGTTGGCATCGTTCGATGATTTAGTTGCTGAGCGCAAAGAGTCTGAGCAACTACCTGAAGATGTGTCAGCATTCTTGAAGTACAAAAAAGAAACGGGTCGTGGAATCGAGGACTTCTTAAAACTTAATAAGGACTACGAATCAACAGACCCCGACCAACTCCTTCGAGAGTATTACTTAGCTACACAAGATGGTATTGACGCAGATGACGTTGATGTGCTTATGGCTGAGTTCTCTTATGATGAAGACTATGATGATGAGTCTTCAGTAAAGAAGGCTAAGTTGGCAAAGAAAAAAGCTATTGTTGAGGCAAAGAAATTTTTCAACGAGCAGAAGGAAATGTATAAGATTCCCCTTGAGTCAAGAGGAGTTGGCATTCCTGAAGCGGAATTGGAAGAGTACAATGCCTATAAACAATATATCAATCAGGCTAAGTCCTATGAGGAGGAAGCCAACCGTAGGCGTGATTGGTTTTTTAAAAAGACCGACGAAGTATTTGGAGGTGAGTTCAAAGGTTTTGAATTTAATCTCGGAGAAAAGTCTCTTTTGTATAAACCCAATGAGGCCGCTGAGCTAAAGAAGATTCAAATGAATCCTGAGAACTTTATCAATAAGTTTGTGGATGAAAGCGGATTGATTAGTGATGCGGTTGGATACCACAAGTCTTTAGCTATCGCAATGAATCCTGAGAAGTTTGCTCAGTTTTTCTACGAGCAGGGTAAGGCGGATGCTGTCGGCAGTCTTGACAAAAAAATTAAGAATATCGACATGTCGGCAAACAGCGCCACTGCAATTAGTGGTAGTAGCGATGGCCCAAAGGTGCGTGTTCTGAATCCTGATAGTGGCAGTGGCCTAAAAATAAAGGTTAAACGATAAACACTATTAAACTATGAGTATTGCCTCTACCCCCACGTTTGCTTTGCAACCATCAAGCAAACAGGTTGCATTGTCAACCAACTACATTACCGACTTCGATTTCTTAAATCAGTATCTTCCTGATACTTATGAGAAAGAATTTGAGCGTTATGGTAATCGTTCTATTTCCTCCTTCTTGCGTATGGTAGGAGCTGAAATGCCTTCTATGTCCGACAAAATCGTATGGGCAGAACAAGGTCGTTTGCACATTAAGTATACTAACTGTACAACAGGGTCAGGCGCAAGTCAAAACACTGCTACATTTACTATTAACGATACTTACAATTTGCCTCAATATGGGTCTACTGCTCAAGGGGTTGCTCCTATTGCTATTCGTGTAGGACAGACTATAGCTATCACTCCAACTAACACTCCTACAGGTAGTACAAGTGCTATGACTAAAGGTGTTGTTACTGCTGTATCTGTTGGTAATACAACTACACCTACTGCAGGGACTATTACAGTTGCATTTTACTCTCCATTTAACAATGGTAATCCTGCAAATACATTCACTATTTTCATCTATGGTTCTGAGTTTAAAAAAGGAACTTCAGGAATGGATGGGTCTTTGACTCCTGAAGATTTGATTTTTGACAACAAGCCTATTATCTTGAAAGATAAGTATTCTGTTAGTGGTTCTGAAATGGCTCAAATTGGATGGGTTGAAGTAACTACTGAGAATGGAGCTACAGGATATTTATGGTACTTGAAAGCTGAGCACGAAACTCGTCTTCGTTTTGATGACTACTTAGAAACATCTATGGTAGAAGCTGTTCCTGCTGCGTCAGGTTCAGGAGCTGAAACTGCAGGACTTACAGGTTCTAAGGGGGTATTTAATCAAGTTGAAACTTATGGTAATATCTTTCAAGATTCTATTTCAACTCTTGCTGACTTTGATTCTATTGTAAGCCGATTGGATAAGCAAGGAGCTATCGAAGAGAACGTATTATTCGTTAATCGTGATACTAGCTTTGATATTGATGATATGTTGGCTGCTCAAAACTCTTATGGTGCAAATGGTACTTCATACGGTTTGTTCGATAACAGTAAGGATATGGCTTTGAATCTTGGATTCTCAGGATTCCGTCGTGGTTATGACTTCTATAAAACCGATTGGAAATACTTGAACGACCCAACCATGCGTGGAGGAGTTACTTACTCTACTGCAAAAGTCAATGGTCTTCTTGTTCCTGCAGGTTCTACCTCTGTGTACGACCAAATCATGGGTAAGAACGCTAAGCGTCCTTTCTTACACGTTCGTTACCGAGCTTCTGAAGCTGAAGACCGCCGCTATAAGACTTGGATTACAGGTTCTGCGGGTGGCGCATCTAATAGCAGCTTGGATGCTATGGAAGTCAACTTCCTGTCTGAGCGTTGCGTATGTGTTCTTGGTGCTAACAACTTTGTATTGTTCAAAGGAGTATAAACTGTTTAACATGTGAGGGGTGTAAAGCCCCTCACTTTTTAAAATTTAATTATAATGAAATCACAAGACAAGTCTTACAGACTAATTAATGGGCTATGCCCACTAACCTATACCATTCAATCAAGAAGCACTCCTTCAAGAGCATTGCTTTGGTATGATGAAGGTAATAATGTAAATCGTCCTCTTCGTTATGCTCGAAACCAAAAGAGCCCATTTGAGGATGAGCAGGATGGTAATGCCATCTTAGAACCAATTGTATTTGAAGATGGTATGTTATACGTGCCAAAAACAAATCCCGTTCTTCAACATTTCTTGAGCCTTCATCCTCTTAATGGATTAGTATTTTCTGAAGTTGATAAAGAGAAAGAAGCGCAAGAAGAAATTGAAGATTTGAACATTGAGGTTGATGCATTGATTAAAGCCAAGAGTTTGACTATTTCTGAAGTTGAAAATATCATTCGAGTGGTATTTAATGTAGACCCAAGTAAGATGACTTCTTCTGAATTGAAGCGTGATATTTTAGTGTATGCAAAAACAAACCCAAAAGAATTTATGGAAGTTGTTTCTGACTCATCATTAACATTCAAATCAAAAGTGCATAATCTATTCTCATTAGGATACCTTTCATTTAGAAAGAACAATACTGAAATCTTCTTTAACTTGAAGAATAACAAGAGCAAGATGATTAATGTATCGTATGGCCAAGACCCTTATGATGCAGCGATATTGTACTTTGAAACCGAAGAAGGTCTTCCTGTATTCAATATGCTCAACAAGTTGTTGGAAGCTGAGATTGGGGAATAACTTAATATACTTATTTAGAGTGGGGTTTTAACCCCACTTTTTTTTTGTGTATCTTTGTAAAAAAGAGCGGAATGATTAATTCAGTTAGGAATACAGTTCTTGCGGTATTGAACAAGAATAACTACGGATATATTTCTCCATCAGATTTTAACTTATATGCTAAGCAAGCTCAGATGGAATTGTTTGAGGAATACTTTTCTCAGTACAATAAGGTTATTAATATGGAGAATGCCCGTATGTCAGGAACTGACTATGCGGATTTGAGAAAGACGATTGAAGAGGCGATGGAGATATTCTCAGTTGAGAATCCATTAACTCAGGTTTCTGCAAATACTAATGAATATTACTTACCATCATTGCTTACTACAGGTGATGAGTCGTACATGTTAAGCAAAGTAATATGTAATGATACTGATGATAATTTCTTAGCTCAAGCATCTAAGGTTACTCATGGTAAGATTACCATGCTTATTAATTCCAATCTTACAAGACCTACTGAGAAGTTCCCGTTCTATACAATGCAGGATGGTACTTTAAAAATTTATCCTGATACAATTAATCAGGCAGGTCAGGTAATTGCTCAGTATTTTAGATACCCAAAAGACCCTAAGTGGACTTATGTTACTTTGGGTAGCGGTGCTCCTATCTTTAATTCATCTCAGCCTGATTATCAAGACTTTGAGTTGCCATTGGAAGATGAGTATAAATTGATTATGAAGATTCTTCAATATTGTGGCATCTCTATTCGTGAGAATGAAGTTGTGCAATTTGGTATGGCTCAAGAGCAACACGAACAACCTACATTCAGCCAACAGCAATAATAAATTATGGCGTATCTATCTCAATATCAATACTATGCCAATGATGGCAATACCCCTGAGGATGCAAATTGGGGGTCATATCAGTATGTTTCGTTATCAGACATTGTAAATAATTTTCTGTTGATGTATTCGGGTAATACATCATTGGTAAATAATGAGGAGAAGTATAAGGTTTTATTTCATGCGAAGCGTGCTATTCAAGAGCTTAACTATGATGCGTTCAAGGAGATTAAAGTTCTTGAGCTCAATGTTGATGATAAGCTTAGATTTGTATTGCCTTCTGATTACGTTAATTGGGTAAGGATTTCATTATTCAAAGATGGGTGGCTTCGTCCATTGACTGAGAATATTCAGGTGATGAGTGCTAATGCATATTTGCAAGACCATTCAGGACGCATTTTGTTTGACGTTGATGGTAACATCTTAGAACCTAATAGTTCTAATTTAGATTATGAAAGAATCACGGGTACTCAGAAAAGCATTTACCTAAATAAGTATAGTCAGTTCGATGGCTTTGAGGGATACTATGTAGATGGCAATTGGTACTTTGATTACGCTATTGGCGCTAGGTTTGGATTAAATACTGAGACGGCTAACTTCAATCCTACGTTTAAGGTAGATAACAAGAAGGGAGTTGTCAACTTCAGTTCGGATATGTCGGGTGAGGTGTGTATTCTTGAGTATATTTCTGACGGAATGGAGGGTGGCGATGATTCATTGATTACTGTGAATAAGCTATTTGAATCTTTCATCTATGCCTATATCAGATATGAGATTTTGAATAGTAAGCTTGGCGTTCAGGAGTATGTTGTTAGCCGAGCACGAAAAGAAAAGACAGCGTTACTTCGTAATGCAAGAATTAGAATTAGCAATATCAAGGCAGGTCACTTGTTGATGAACTTGCGTGGTAAGGATAAATGGATTAAGTAACTATGGCGAATCTGTCAAGGAATTTTATTGCAGGTAGGATGAACAAGTCCCTCGATGAGAGGGTTATCCCCAATGGCGAATACGTTGATGCACTAAACATCAGGATGGGCTCTACGGAGTTGTCTGAGGTTGGTGTGATTGAAAATGCCAAGGGGAATACTCAGCTTACGCAGATTGTGTACAATGGATTCCCATTGTCAGAGAGCGCTATAACCATTGGTACTTTCGCCGATGCGGCAAGAGAGACTATCTATTGGTTTATTCAT